TTCGCAAGCGTTCAGGAGTTGCAGCGCGGCCTGCGCCGCTACATTCATTACTACAACCACCAACGCATCAAGCTCAAACTAAAAGGCCTGAGCCCGGTGCAGTACCGAACTCAGGCCTTGAGCCGCTAGCTTCCAACCGTCCAACTTCTTGGGGTCAGTTCAGAGCGGGCCTTGTAGTTCAGGAGTGCAGTGCTGCTTCTCGCGCCGCTCGGCAGCAACGCTCATGTGCTTCATCGCGCCAGGGGCGGCCGACCTTCTCCGCTTCGTAGTTGATGCAGTTCAATGTGTCCTCCGCTTTGCCTGGATTGCGTCAAGGGCGTATGCCAGCGCCCTGAAGGTGCGGTGGCCATCGGGGGACTCCCTACGCTGCCGCGCGTTCAATGCCGCACAGGCAGCCAGGCCCGCCCAGCGGGCCTTTTTCTTGGGCGCTGCTCACACGGGCCGCGTCCGCACCTCCGCGCGCCAGGGCGAGCGGTGCTGCCCCTGCATAGGCTGGTCGAAATCCCGGGTGAAGTTCAGGTACTCACCCTCGCGCAATGCCCGCGCCTGTGCCGATAAGGCCTCGCGAACCTCTGCAGGGGCTTCGCGCAGGCTATCGCGGACCAGCTTGTTCACCTTGAGCTCCCGGCAGTTCGGGCAGAAGTAGTGGTGACGGCTGTTGTGCTGCTCCGAGTATGTCTCGGCGGTCTGGCTGCACAGCGGGCATGGGGATGGGTATGGGTTGCCGTTGCTCATGGGCCTTGAAGGTACAGGCCACGGGCGCCAGTTCGGGAACCCTACACGGGGGGTTTCTCGGGCCACCGTTGTCCCGCAGCCACATAGGCAGGTCAGTGCCGTGCAAGCCGCAACAGGAATGATCCCAATGCAGCGGCCCCATACTGGTGCACCGGATCACCCAATGACCGTGCACTGGAGGAACGATGGAACGCAGAGACGGGGAGCGGGAGGAAGACGACGAAAGCAGTCCGGCCGTGACCGTGGGCTTGGCCGCCCTGGCGCTCGTGCTGCTGGCTGTGGTGTTGGGCGTGCTGACGCTGCTGGTGCGCGGGTAGCCTGGAGACTCAGCGCTTGGCCTCATCCTCCCCGTACCCGCCCTGGCCGGCTGATTTCCCTGCGCCCTGGTACACCTCGCCCCCATACAGGCAGCCTACTGGTACATTGCGGCGAGGAGGTTCTACCTATGAGCGCCCCCGACATCAGAGCGATGGAGGACATGCTGGACCATCTGCGAGCGAAGAAGGCGTTTGCGGAGGCGCAGCTGCAGGCATCCGAAGCCGAGGACCACGACCTCGAACTGGACTTGCGCCGTATCGAAGGCCGCATCGATGTGCTCAAGGAGATGCTGCGGGAAGCTCGTGAGTGAGCACGGCAGGCCCTGATGCGGGCCCTGCTACATTTCCGCTCAGGAGGCGCCAATGAGCCAGAACATCCCCCCCGACACGTCCCCTGAATCCATCGAGCGATATCGCCAACGGGCGCGTGAACTGCGTGAAAACGCCATTCGTATTGAGGACGAACTCAGGGCCGTCGAGGAGAAGAAGGCCGAACTCCAGATAACCCTCGCGCGAATCCGTGGAGCGGTGGAGGTCCTGGAAGAGCTGATTGGCGAGAAGACCAAATGATCCTGCGCTCCCTTACCCTCGCCGCCGGCCTCTGCATCTCTGGCCCCGCCCTGGCCGCCAACATGGCCACGTGCCTGCTGGACAAGCTCCCGGGGACGCAGAACGATGTCGCAGCCCAGGCGGTGTTCCAGGTCTGCAGCGCTGAGCACCCGGGCGGGATTCAGGCCGTACCCCAGGGAGATGGCAGGGGCATGCTGGGGTTCAAGTCCGGGCCAGAGTGCACAGCGAAGAAGGCGGGCGACACGCGCAGCACCAGGGCGGCTGAGTTGATTGGAATGGCGTGCAGGCGGCTGTACGACGAAGCCGACTGGTGGAAAAAGAACGCCACCCCGCTCAATTAATCCTTGCGGTACTGCCGGCCGTCAGGCGCTGTGTAGACCGTTCCAGCTGGCAACGCACGCAGTTGCTCAGGTGACGTCACAGCAATCGGACCACCCTGCCCCGGCTGCTGCACAAACTGCCCGCTCTGGCGATTGAACACCGTGGACGGGGTGTTGTAGGCCCGGCCGCTGGTCGGGTCCACCTGCTGGCCACCGGGCACCACCAAATACGGATCGGGCTGCGGCGCCCCGCCCTCAATGTCCCGCATGTACTGCACCAGGCTGCGGCGCTTGGTCGGGTCCTGCTGCTGGGCCACCTGATTGCGCGCAGCCTCCACCAGCCGGTTGGTGCGGTTGGTGTACCCCTGTGTCTCGCGGTCCATGTCCAGGCGCTGCTGGGTCAGCCCGGCCTGCATGCCGGCGCGCTGGTTCTGGCCCTGCTGCTCCATGGCTGCGCGCACGAGAGCATTGCCTTGGCGCATGCCCTCTGCCTGCAGGCCTGGGGCGGCCTGCTGCAGCACCTGGTCTGTCGCCAGCATGGCCTGGTACTTCTGCACAGCGGGGTTGTTCTCAGCGCCACGGCCGCCCCACTGCTGGGTGTTCTTGATGGAGCTGGCCGACACCTCGGCATTGCGCAGTGCGTTGCGCGAGGCCCAGTCGTTGCCGCTGTGGGCGATGCCAGCGGCCTGGATCAGCGGGACTCGGTTCTGGCCCATGACGGGGGGAGGCTCCGAGGCGTAGGAGGCCAAGCCACGCGCGGCCTGCTGGTTCTGCGGGCTGATGCCGCCACCGTTGCGCGGGGCCTGGCCGTTGATGCTCACGTCACCTGACACGTCGGTTCCGGAGTAGCTGTTGCCGTCGCGTGTGACGGCACCGCTTGGCGCCCTGGATGCAGCCGGCTGAACAGGCGCTGGAGCAGCGGCTGGCGCGGGAGCTGGTGCCTGGGAGAAATCGTTCACTGCGGAGAAGTCGGCAGACGGAGCTTGCGGAGGCGCAGCTGGCACGGCAGGAGGCGCCGCAGTGCTGGCCGAAGATGCGCTCGGAGGTGCTGGGGGGCGGTAGCCCACGCCAGCATAGTCATTGGCCGGCTGCGGTGTGGCGCCGCCGAATGTCAGCGAGCGCGGATCGCTGGTGGCGTTCATCCGCATGGAGCCCGCGTCCAGACTCTTGGCTGGCTCGAACGAGCGCGGCCCCGTGGCGGCGTAGGGCTGCATTATGCCCGGCCGCGTGCCAGCGGTCTCGGGCCTGCGGTAGACGCCGAACGCGGCGCCATGGGTCACATTGGAGGATGCGGGCGCATAGGGCTGTTCGCCGTTCTGGCGCCGCATTGCTTCGACGAGTGGATTGGTGGCCATCAGTGTTCCTTGCGGAGTTGCTCATGGCAGTGTGCGGATATGCTGTCGGCGCGTCGAACCCCAGTGGGAGGATCACATGCGAAAGATCTTGTAGCGACGAGTCTCTCGGTCTAATACCATCTGATATAGAGTAAATGGTGCCTTACCAAGCTTAGCCCTTTCGTTACTCAACTCCCGTATCAGATTAATGGTAGCTCTAGATGCCTGAGCACCAACAATAACGCCAACCACAGAATTTTTCTCCAGCCTCATTTTCCCTTTAACATCAAGGAAAGCAAGCCTCCATTCCTTTTCGTAGCTCCATACCTTCTTCTTGTAGAGGTGGGCTTGAGGGCGCTCACTTTTCTCAGAGAAAAAAGGAACGGTCACCCGTTCATCAATGTAATTTACTTTGTTCGCCAGAAAGAAAATTGGATCGGCATAAACAGCATATTGAATGCAAAAACCTTTGTTCGCGCCCCCATAGTGACTCCACAAAAGGTCATTACGAGGATCTTCGCTCAAGCAGTGAAGCCCCAGTGTCAGGTCAATAGAATTTCGAATATCGGCCTCAATCTCCTTCGTGAACGCTGGCTGCATCCGAAGCGTCCTCTGCTGGTGCAGCAGACGCTTTGCGGGCGACAGTTTCATCTGCCTAAATAGGTGCGCGTGTCTCTTCAATCCTTTCGAAAAATCCTTTGAACCTGGAAGCTGAATACGGAAATCCATTTCAAAGATATCATTAAACTCGGATGCGGATGCGAACCAGATATCTTCATCTACCAAAAGAGATCTAGTCATCTCTCTTGATTTCATATTATCTACATCAACAGATCTATATTTATATAAGTGCCAATTCCCTTCCAGATGTCTGGCATATCTCGGAGAAACTTTGAAGAATTCCGTTACTTCATCAAATCCGTTCGCACGGATCACCTCAGAAGAAGTCAGTACAGACGGCTTTCTCGAGCCATCTAAATAAAAATACTTGTAAGGAGGTAGATCAGGCTTCATCCATGGATCTTAGCAACGGATCTTCTGCCCTGCTACATTCGCGCCAGGAGGTGCATTGATGAAAAAAGCTGACCGCGAAGCCGAACTGCAGCAGCTGTGGCGTCAGCGCCCCGCTGACCAGCGCACTGCCGTGGATGTCCTCGCCTTCTACACCTGGGTCCAACAGAACCGGGCCTACCTCTTCTACGGCATGAAGGGTGACCCATACCAGGTTCTCAAGTCGGTTCTGCGCGGCCAGATTGCTGGAGAGCCTTGAGCGCGGCCCTGCAGATCTCGTCCGGCGTCAGCACCAACAGTAAGGTGGCCGTGCCGGCGTGATCCGGTGTGGAGCCCCAGCCCCAATGCCGGGCGGCCTGCTCCAGCTCTTGCTCGAAGGCCTGGCGGTCAGGGCCCGTCAGCATCCGGCCCACCACATCGGCAGCAGCTGTCCGGTCGCTGGAGAAGAACGGTGCACCCCAGGGCCAAGCGTCGATGGCTTCGCGGGACAGGCCGAATACCTGGTGCGCGATCTCGATGTCCAGCAGCTCGAGGTGCTCCGGGATGTCCTGGCCGGGGCGTGCCTTGACGGTGGCGGTCTGCGCGGCCGCATACAGGTTCTCGATGGGGTCCATGCGGTTCTCCATGTTCAAGCCAGCGGCCCAGGCACAGCCACCTCGCGCGAGCGCACCCACTCCTCATTGCGCCCGCTGGCCTTGCGCCCGAACTCTGCTTCGAACTTGGCCAGGGCCACGGCGGCCTTGGCATCGTTGTGCATGTCGGTGTCCTCGCGCCCATAGGCCCGGTACAGCATCCAGTGCACGAGGGCGAAGTGAAGCTCGGGCCGGATCTCCGGCTTGTCCATGCAGGCGCGCATGGGCTTGAGCGGTAGGCGCTGCACCGTCAGGCGCAGCTCACCGTCTGCTGCAGGCCTGGGCCACAGGTGCAGCTTGCCAGTGGTCATGCCGGCCACCAGGCGCTGCGGCACGTCCTGGCGATCTTGGAACTGCCAGCCAGGGTGGTAGCAGTCCATCTCGTCCACAGAGATCTCGCCGACCTCCTGCCCGTTGATGAAGGCGCGCAGGATGCGCACCACCCTGCTGTCCAGGTCCACCGTCTCGGCGCCGGCCAAGAAAGCGATGCGGCACATCGGCGAGACTGAATCGCGCAGAAGCTGGCCACGGCGGCAGGCTTCGACCTGGGCCTCGTTGGCGTAGGTGGTCAGCAGTTCATTGCTGCAGAAGACATCGGTGTCGCCACCGCCGACGGCCCGGCCCTGGTCGAGCGCGTCGGCCCGGTACTGCTTGATCAGGTCGTCGAGGGTCATGGCGGGCCTCAGCGTTGGATCAGCGGGCCTCGGCCAGAACGCCGATCAGCCAGTCCCCGCCGTACGGATTCGCATCGCGCACCACGCTGAAGGGAAAGCGCAGGCTGTGCATGGGGTGCAGATGGTTCATTGCCTCACCCAGGCGCTCGTCCAGGGTCTGGCCGAAGTCGGTGCGCTTGGCACGGGCCAGCACCTCGATGTACTTGCGCTTGACCGGGATAGGCCGGCCACGAGGGATGAACTGGTTCACGCCGTTGACGCCGACCTGTACGAGCTTGGGGTCGTCGGGGTCCTGCGACGGGTTGACCACGATGGTGACCATCTCGTTCATGAAGGCCTCCATCTCCAGAGCGCCGATGGGCAGGGGCTTGTCCACCACGTCGATGCCGCCGTGGCCGCCGATTTCACCCAGGGTGCGCATGTCCTCGGGGCCCAGGTACTCGGCGCCGGCGTCAATTTGTTTGCGTGTTGCCATGTGAATGTCTCGTTGAGGTTGGAGAAGGTGGCAGGCGCTGGGCCTGCCACCTGAAAGAACCAACAGCCCGATTCCTCAGGCTGCGGTCTGGCCCTTACAGGGCGGAGACACCAGCCTCCACGACGGCCATCCAGCCCTCGTTCAGCAGCATGCACTGCATGTAGAACTTGGCGCCCACGTAGCCGCGCTGGCCCAGCGGGTCGCTCTTGTCCTTCACCCCGGGCGGGATGTAGGTCGGGTCGATGGAGTCGGCGCCACGCAGAGCCAGCTGGCCCCAGGCTTCCTCGCCGACCATGATGAACGGGTAGACGTCCACCTTGGCCGTGCCCATCAGGCCGGTGCTGGCCACGTCCGCGCCTGCGGCCAGGTACGGGGCCAGTTCGGGGCTGGTGATGAAGCGGAAGTTCTCGCAGGAGCCGATTTCCTGGGCGTGCACAGGCCTGCGGCTGCCGTAGGCGCTGACGTGCACGAAGCCCTGCAGGTCGCGGATATCGGCCTCGGCGTCCGTGTGCACGAAGACCAGGTAGCTGGCTTCCACGGGCTTGGTGGCGATGTTGATGCTGGGCGCCAGGATGCCGGTCACCCGCTTGGCGTGGTTCGCCTGCAGGTTGCGGCTGACCTTGCGCAGCAGGTTCAGTGTGATCTTGGCCGACACCGTGACGCGGCTGGATGCAGCGGCGCCAGCGTAGAACACGTTGGTGCAGGACTTGATGACGCCGTAGCGGATCATCTCACGCAGCAGGCCCACGCGCTCACCGCAGTGCTTCTTCATCTCGGCGGGCACGTCATCCTCGTAGGTGTCCACCACCTGGTCGGTGAGCTGGTAGAGGCAGCCGTACTGCTTGATGGTGACGGTGATGTCCTGCGGCACCAGCGTGTCGGCCGTGGGCGTGACGCCTTCGGTCAGCTCGTGGGCTGCAGCATTGACCGCTGGGCGGTTGCGCGTGTTCCAGTCCGTGTTCGCTGCGCCGAACGGCAGGTAGCGGCGATACACGACAGTGCGGCCGTTGTTCTTGGGCAGTGCGCGCTGCAGGCCGGTGATGCCCAGCACTTCCGTGGCCACAGCGTGCGCCAGGATTTCGCCCTTGAGTTTGCCGATCCGCTCCGGTGGCGCGGTGGTTTGAAATTGAGCCATGTTCCTCTCCTTGCGGGCTTACTGCCCAAGCACCGCCTTGAAGGCGGCTTCCATTGCGTCCATTTCGGTCGGCGCGGTCTGGGGGGCGCGGCGCGTTGCCGCTGGGCGTCACGGCAGCCTTGAGCCGTGCCTGCCCCTTCGCGGCCTTGTCGGCGGCGGCGGTTCGCGCAGCGGTCCACTGGTCGTACTTGCCGATGACGGCGCCCAGGCTGTCAGCAGTGCCCGCTTCCGCGAACTCCTGCTGCACCTGTTCTCCCTGTGCGGTGAGCCACAGGTTGAATTCCTGCGAGCCCACCTTGTCGCGCCAGCCTGTGTGCATGCGGTCCAGCACGGCCAGCTCCAGCGCTGCAGGGTCAAGCTCGGCCGGGGCTGTGTGCTCGCCACCCGTGGCCACGGGCTGCTGCACGGGAGCCGGCGGGGCTTCCTGGCGTTGTTGCTGGGGCGTGATGCCCAGGGCACGGACGTAGTTAGCAACGTCGGGATAGTCCTTCTCGAACTGCTGCAACTCCGGGGGCAGCTCGGGCGCCGGTGCTGGCGTCGGGGCTGCTGCGGGAGGCGGGGCTTGCAGGCGGCTGTTGAGTTCGCCGATCTTGCCGTTGGCCTTGCGCAGTTGCTGCTCGAGGGAGTCCACCTTGGCGGCGCTGCCCAGCAGGCGCTGCAGCTCGCTGCGCTTGTAGCCCTCGAACACCACCGGGTCGTCCTCCGCAGTCGCCTGCCCCGGCTGGGCTTGCTGCCCCTCGGGAGCGGGCGGAGCGTCAGCGCCGTCCTGTGGTGCATCGCTGGCCTGAGGCGCTGCGGCTGCGGGCGCTGGTGCGGGGGCTTCTGCAGGTGCCGGCGCGGGCGCTGCACCAGCCTCGGCCGTTGCATCCGAAGATGCTGCGGCGGGGGCCGGCAGCGGCTCCGTTCCGGTCACGCTGGCAAAGGCCTGCTCGAAAGCTGCCCGCTCCTGCGCCTGTTCCTGCTGTTGTTGCGGATCCATGCGTCATGCACTCCTGTGTTTCATGCCAAGGTCAGTAGCTCTCGCCACCAGCGTCGGCGGGTTGTGCCTGGGCTGACGGGGCCAGCGCAAGCAGTTCTTTCCATGCCGCGATGCGCCCACGCAGTTCAGCGGTGCGCAGCGCGTCCATGGTTGGGCTGTCGTTCTTCTTGCGCAGCGTGTCGATCTGCGCGTTGGCATGGCGCTCGATGGCGCGCCATGTCGGTGAGGTGAAGTCGATGCCCGGGTTCGTCATGGCTTGCAGTGTCCAGAGGAACGCCCTCTGGAGCGAACCCTGGCCGGGGGTCAGCCCCGCGCGCCGTCAGCGGCCGGCGTCTCGATGCCCTGGCGCACGCCCAGCAGCGGGCTGTCGGGGCGCAGCGGCGTCAGCGGATCGGTGTTGTTGGGCACGGCACCAGGGTCTGGCTGCTGCTGAGGTGTGATCCAGCCGCCCTGCGGCACGATGGGTGCGGCGTCCTGGTCCTGGAAGCCCACCGACCTGGCCAAGCCGTCGGCGAGCGTGGCCACGGCCGGGTTCATCGAAATGAGCTGGCCGGTCTGCACGCCGCTGTACAGCGTTTCCATGCCGGTGTTGGTGGCGTCGGCATCGGCCTTGCGGGCCTGGGCCGCCAGCAACTGGGCCTTGGCCTGCAGCGTCGGGTCCTGGCCCTGCTGGGCGCGCTGGGCCTTCTGCTCGTCCGTGTACTGGAAGTTGGTGGGGTCCAGGCGCTGGCCCTTGCACAGCTCGGCCGCCAGCTTGGCCGGGTCCAGCTCGTAGATGGGATTGGCCGACACCTGCAGCAGCGTCATCAGGAACTGCTGCTGGGCGTCGC